CCAATTTTCGTCGAAGGTTGTTAATCTCCGAGTACTCACTTCTGCAAAAGCAAAAGCGCCTGCAAATGTTAGTTCACAGGAAACCAGCCTCGGCGCAGCACGCTACGCTTTGGCAATGCGCGCATACCTATGATAGGCTCCTCCTCAGGCTTCAATAACCTGCGGAAGAGCTCTCGTCTAGCGTCAAAACGCTTAAAGCGTTTTACGGGACGGCTGATGTAACCATAGACTTCAAGTCTATGGTACTTCTTACAGAAACGGGTTTTAAAGCCCTCTTTCTTAAGATCATCGCCGTAACGCTGAGTAAAAACAAGGCCATGCGCCCCTTTAGGGAGCGTAGGGATCTTGCCATAGCGACGTGTTACCACGTCGCGTATGAACTCAGAAGTCGCATAGTACGACCTATCATCAAATACATTAGCATATGCAATGTACGATGATAACTCATCAGGTGTTCGTTTGCACTTGAGGGACCAGACTGTCCGGATTTTTACCGGAGTAACGTTAAAGCCCAAATAAGCGTCAACGCCACAGGATTCACGGAAGAACCCTTCAGTACAACATTTACCGCTGTTGAATAACAATCCAACAGCGGGTAGATGCTGCATGATCATCGCATAGTCTTCGCGACGAACGACTAGGTCATCCCCATAGACAAACACACGGGACCTTGCATCTCTGCAAGGGTAGCACCCGTATGCTTGTAGCACTCCTACGCAGAGAGCGTAGAATACGAATGACTCAATAGGAAAGCATAAAGCTGATCCCATTGGGGCAAACTTATTCATACGCACTAAGCGTCCATCTGGAAGCTTAGTCTCCGGAGTCCTTGTAGCTTCAAGAGCTTCAAGGATCGGGAGACCATCAAATAAGGTCCTTACTAAATGTAAGGAAACCCTATCTGATGCTTCCTTCATGTCGAGTGTTACCCAATTACGATCAGCCGAGGCTTGCAAGGCCAAACGCTGATTGATGGTTTGGTCAACAAAGTTGACATGACCACGCGTATAAGGGTGACTTTCAAGATAGGACATGAGCTTGCGCCCAAGTCCTTGTTGAATCCACTGATAATTCAATGGCTCGCATGAGATGAGTCGGGGGCCTCTGGAATCCTTAGGGACTAGAACGACTTTCGCCGTTCCAGCCTCTAGGACCGGAAGCGCCTGAAGCCTATCATACTGATCACAGACGTGACCAGCACCAAGCATGAAATACTCCGTAAAGGGGTAAACACGCTCGATACTGGAATAGATAACAGAGAAGTTTGACTTCTCATGAATATCTTCGCCTGTTGACACAGCTCCAGGACCGTGTCCTGGGGTAATGTCATGATGGTCAAAGCCAGCAAGAATACGCCGAATAAGGCGCCTTGCCGTAATAACCATAGGCAACTCATCTTGCTCCTTGCCAGCGAAGGCAGGGAGTGACGCATCGACTTCAACAAATCCATCAAGGACGCGTTGAGTAGTCTCTGTATCATGGGGCAACTCCAGCTTGTATAACAAGTAATAGAGTTGACGGAGTGCGCAGACACAGTCTGACACACGTTCGGCTGAAAAGCCGAATGCCGAAGGATCAACAGGTAACAATTGCCCGTTGATGTTAACAAGAACCTCTTTGAGGAGCCACCCAAAAAGTTTGGGAGTTCCAGACGGGTCTAAAGATAGACCCGTAGTGTCAAAAGGTTCATTATTAGCAAGCGCCTTATCCAGGCGCTTGCCAATATTCGGAAGGGTCTTCGTTAAAAACGAAATCCCTTCGTGTCGGACACGCGAAGTAATTTTACTTACTTCGTTTTTATAACACGGAGTATGGTATACACCGTGGCGTCTGGCTATGTCAGCATGAACTGAGAGCATTAACATCGAGTAAAACTCGAACTGGCTATTATGGTCTTCCAAAAGGATAGATCTCCTAGTCAGGATGCACAGCACATGCCGGCGTACTTCAGCAACACCGCATCAACTCTGTGGGATCGTTAGATCTCGCCCAAGGCGAAATCCTGAGCAAAGTTGGAGAGCGACAACGTATCCGTTGCCGTTACACCGTCTTTGAGGATTCCGAGAAGGGTAAGAAGCGACGACTGAGGGTTATGTTGAGCCGATTCCGGCGCAACAATAACAATCTGAGTCGCTGCTACACAGGGCTTCCCAGTCACACTATCGGTAAAGTACTGGTTAATACGAAACGTAGAACGTCTCGTAGTAACCGTACCATTCTCTTTAGTGTTGGTGTGAGAGACGACCAATTCGGTCTTTCTATCAGCACCAGTTGAGAAGGAAGAGCTTCGACGTGTCGAAGAGGAACCTTGAATGGCAGTTAAGCCAAATTCAAGATCCTCTGGATGGTCGCCGCTCGATGCGTTAATGCCACTTACGGGCAATGTGATGGTATTATCCATATGTTAATAACGGACGCACTGTCCGGAGTTAGCGTTAAGTAAGCAGGGGCGGAATGCCCCATCTTACGTGTTAGAAGTCAAACACTCTTGTGTTTAGGCTTCCGTTTGGTGCGGATATTGGCCCCAACCAGGGACTGCGAAAGCAGAACCTGCGACAGGTTAAGACCACTCACACCTAGTTCGACTGTTTTCTTCGGTTCACAAAGGAACCGATGATAGAATCGAACTGAATATTGATCATGTTGGTCTAACAGCGGATTGCTGAAATTGACTAACATGGTCCCCTTCATACTCACGCAGAAGGCATCAACATGGACGTCAGCTTGCAGGTTGTCAACCTGAAACTGATCAAGGTAATCACCAACATTAACGACCCAGTCGATAATGAAGGTAAAAGGAATAGCATTCCAGATTATACTCGGGTCTAAGTTCACACCTAGACGATCGAGAAACCCCTTGACGACAGCGAATGGGCCCGTAACGTCGGGTACCGAATATCGGTACACCATCGTGGCGTGCATTTCCAACTCGCCGTCCAACGCAACATCGATAAAGTAACCGCCAATACCCATATCGAACTCCACAGACATGTCATCGAAGTGATCTGTTTTCAGATACTCTTTGACGTCATGAGGAGTCCAATGAGATTTGACGGTTTTATCAACATTATCGATAAAACTGAAGTAGTCTTTGCCGAATTTCTGCATAGACTTCACCAGCTTCTTTACGTCGCTGATAAATGGAGAGATCCCAAAGGACCACTCCAAATGTAAAGAAGACGCAGCCTTCCATACATCAGCAGCCGAGCTTGCCTCTGTTAGCTTATGAAAAGGCTCAGAAAGAAGGCGGCGCAAGCCACCTTTCTTAAAGGCCTTAACATACTGTTTAAAATCCTTCAATTCAATGAGGAAGTTAACCAGTGAAACGCTGCCCTTCAAAGAAGGGCGACATTTCTTCCACGCAGATTCGCGGATCTTGTCAAGATTCATCATCTTTTCAAGAGCGAATTTCGTGTCATATATA